GGTGCTGGGCTGTACCGTTGTTCTTTATACCCTGCAACCCATAAAAAAGGGTAGAAAAATAGCACCCTTGCGGATGCTTCATGTGCTCTGTAACCCGGAGCCGGGAGATATGAGGATCACCTTATCCTTTCTTTGCAGCTGCCTTTTTCTCAGGTTTCGCTTTAACCAGCGCTGTCTTTGCAGCGTTCTGTGTTGTTGACAGCTCCTTGAACCGCTTTTCAGACAATTCCAGCTCATCTCCAACTGTAACCTTTCTTTTCAGCTGCTTATCATAATAACTTTTGATGCAGACTGCTTTCATGGCACTTCCTCCTTTCCTGTTTTCTGGGTAAAAGAAAACCACCGGCCATTTCTGACTGGTGGTAACTACTCATACTATTCTATTTTCGAGATCAATATCAAGTCCGAATTCTTTTAAATCCTGATCCCTGATATCGAGTTCCGTTCTTAAGATGTCTAACATTTCATAATACGCAACCTTTCGGCCTGCGCAATATGGATCATCTTTATTCTTCTTGCTTTCCTCTGCTGCCTCGTTTGCATTTTCCAGCAGCCTTGAAACCATATATTTAATTCCTTCTTCTGTCAATGCATCAGTCATCATAATCACCCCTTGCTTTCAGTTCATCTATTCTGTCCTGGATAGACTGGTTAAAGTTCCGGATCTCTTTTTTCCAATGCTTTTTCAGTCCTTCCTGCTCCCATCTGCTTTTCTCATCCCAGTCAGAGCAGCGGGTTTCCGGATGTTCCAGATAATCTTCATGCTCCTTAATCCGCTTTTCATATTTTCGAATTGCACGTTTTAATGAGTTTGATTCCTGTTTTTTAATATCACTTTCTGCGAAGAACTGCAAATTTATCTTTAATCTGTTTTCTTTTCTTTTTATTATATCAGAATCTCCGTCCTTTACAACGGATTTTTTGAAGTATTTGTCAACAGTATCAAGTATCTGCTGTGAATAAGTCACATCTGAACCGAATCCATATGGGATTTCCATGCCGAGTTCATGCATTTTTGCAAGAGCAAATGATTCCGCAAAAAATTCATCAAGCTCTGAGTCTGCATAACCACTTATGCTTTTTGCTTCTCCTTTTGCATATGCCTTCCTGTATTTCGTTCGGATTTTCTTAATTTCTTTCCAGAATTCTCCGTCGTCTGCCAGGCCGTATTTTTCCAGTTTGCTCATGGATATGCTATGCGCAAATTCATGTATTGTTGTACTTATCTGCCTGGAGCTTAGGGCCATGTTTCCGGCAAGATCTACTGTGCCAGCATTCCTACGCTTTCCGGTTCCGGAAGAAACAGTTGTCAATCTCGTGTCATACTCCGCGGCAAGCCTCCTGATCATGTCCTTGTTTTTATCCCATCTCGCATCAGACATGCTATCATCAAAAATCATCTCTTCTCCGAATTTATTCACAGGCTTTTTCGGGACTCTACCAGATCCGCTTGCTGCCTTTTTGTCTTTTGTCTTTCCATGCTTCCGCTCATACTCTGCAATCAGCTTTTCATCAAAGCAAGGAATGATCGTGCACCGGCAATTCGGATGGAACGGAACATGAGGGCACTTATCAATCGGATAAATGTTCTCATGCTCATCTCCACAGTCTTTGCAGGTCCGCTCATCTTCGGCTGCCCAAACCTGCACATATTCGACACCGGCATCTTTGTATCTTAATTGAGTGGCGCCGTTCAGATAATGCATTGTCTCAGTCCGGACAAGCCTGTGGCATTCATTAAATCCCTGTCCCATGAAGTTATGCAGGCTGACCGCAATCTCAGTTACAGTCTTTCCCTGCTGTAATCCAGTCAGGAGAAGATCATTCAGTCCGACTGCCAGTTTCTTCTGATTCTTCCACAACCGGCCGGAGAAGCTGTCCCCGCGCCAGGGCTCATTCAGAAGCTTTTCCATCAGCTTCTTGTTCGGCATGGAGAAGTCCTCATCCCCCATGCCGACTGCAGTATTCGCATACAAAGTCTTGAAACCGTCCTGCATATTCTTCTTTGCAGATTTTTCCGTCTTATGCCCCAGATCCTCAATAATGTCCTGAAACTTTTGATTCAGATCTGTCAGGCGGTTTTTCTTGTGCATCTCGGAAAGAGAAAGAACCCCATCTTTGCTGTATTTTTCAGCAATCAGATAGAGTTCTTTTTTTATCTGCTCACTGGCATCTGTGTAAAATTCCAGGAGATCCTGGTTCTTTTCTTCCAGTGAATTATATGTTTTCCACGTCCCTGCAGCAATCCGTTTTTCCCAGTATGCGCTATTCTTCGCCGTCATCTCTCTCACCATCCTTTACAGGCGGGACGGTGTCCCAGGCCGGTCCTGCAGCCTGCTTTTGTTCTTTAATGAGTCTCAGCTCCTCTTCTACATGTATTAATATTGCGAAGCTACTTGGAAATGATGTCCTTGCCGGAAGTCTGAACTCCGGGTATATCCGAAAATGCTTTATGGGATCCGGGAAAGACGCCGTAACGCTTAACGAATACCTGATCCGGTTGAAAGCGTTACCACGCTGGGCATACAGAAATGATTATATTGCTGATATTTCCTATCTTGATAAGATAGAGCGATTCCGGACTGATCCGCACCGTCTGAAAATACAGGACAAATTCCTGGAGGCATCTGAACTCTCAGATCTGTTATCCGGAATGAAGGTCACGAAATGGAGGAAGCTCACTGAATTTCTTGCCCTGTCAGGACTAAGATTCGGAGAAGCTGCCGCCCTGGAACTGTCAGATGTTGATCTGAAGGAAAGACTCATTCATGTTAATAAGACATACGATCAGGGCCATGATCTTGTAACATCCACCAAAACACAGCAGTCAAACAGGGATGTGTATATGCAGGATCAGCTTTATAAGCTCTGCCGGCAGCTTAAGGCCGAACGGATCGGGGACAATTTAATCATAATGAGCAAGATATTCTTTCCTGGGACGCGCCGGCAGCACATAGAGTTCGATTGCTATGCAAAATACTTACGGGAAACATCAGAAAAAATAATTGGACGAAGAATTACGCCGCATACACTGCGTCACACGCACGCCAGTCTTATGATGGAACAGGGAATTGATGTAGATACTATATCCCGAAGACTCGGGCATGCTGATAGTCGGATTACAAAAGAGATCTATCTGCACGTAACAAAGAAGCTGCAGGAGAAGGAAAGACAGCGTATAAAAGAAATGAAGCTGATATGA